AGTATAATTCGTTTAGTTTTCCTTCTGATGTCGAAAGCCTTGGTCAAAGACACTTTATTCGATTCAATATTACATCAATAGATCATGTTGCGTTTGATGTTGCCGGAAAAAATACAGAAGTTGCAACGCAAAGTGCAACAGGTGAACTTCTTGGCGGATTGATAGGTGCAGCAGTTTCCGGTGCTGTTGGTGGAGCAGGAGGGGCTCTCCTTGGTGGAGTTGTTGGGGAATTGTCATCTAACATTGCAGATCAAATGAATGCGGATACTAGTATTAAAAATCTTGCAGAGCTTGCAGGAGATACACTTCAAGACGCTGCTGATGAAATATTTGAAACAACTCAGAGAGTTGGTTCTGGTTTAGTTGAAGGTATTTCTGGAATAGTTCCAGATTCGGTTGAGGAAACATTTGGTAAGCTCACAGAAAATGCAGAAGCATTCAGAGATGCAATTGTGGAAAAGGTTCCTATTGCCGCAGATGCATTGAGTGGAATCGGTGGGTTTGCTGGTAGTATTGGTGGCTTGGCAGAACGGTTCTCTTCGGCAACTGGTGGAAGTACAAAGAGCGAAGGTGATATTATATTGTACATGCCTTTTGCTATTAACGAGACATATCAGGTAAATTGGGCTGGGGGGGATATGGGTCTTGCTGGTGCTAGTTGGGATACTATTAAACGTGCAGCCGAATCTGGTTCTGTTCAGGGTGGTTGGGATGTAATAAAAGAGCAAGCAACTGTAAGTAATTTAAAAGGTGCTGGTGCCGAGCTTTTTAGTGGAAAAGAAATTAAAGGCGTGACACTAGGAAATGAAATGATTGGAAAGAAACTTTTGAAAATGCAAGGAAAGCAAATTAATCCATATTTTGAGTTGTTTTTTGAAAGTGTTTCTAATCGAGTATTTAGTTTTGATTTTAGAATGTCTCCAAGAAATTCATCAGAAGCAGAAGCCATACAAAATATTATTAGAACCTTTAAGGCATATGCTGCTCCTACAAAAAATGCGGTAGATGATGAAGGTTCAAACTCTGCAAGATATTGGGGTTATCCAGCATATTTTGAAATTGAGTATTGGAATGCAAATAAAATTCATAAATTAGCACCATGTGCCCTAACAAATATTACAGTCAATCACTCTGCAACTGGAACCAATCATACCTTTTATGATGGAACACCCGTTCAGACAGATTTGACTCTTCAATTCAGTGAATCTGAACTTCTCACTCGGGACATGATTCTAGAAAAGGGATACTGATTAAATGCCCTATGATAAATATTTTAGCTACTTTCCAACAGTGCCATATGAGTTGTTTGATGGTTCAACTAAGCACAAGGTAGTAACAGACATACTTAAAAGAGTTCGTGCAACATTAGAGGCACGAACAGATAAGACTATATATTCTACATATCGTGTTAGGGACGGTGAAACCCCAGAACATATTGCATATAATTATTATGGGTCTGCACATTATCATTGGGTTGTTTTGTTGATGAATGACATAAGAGATCCGCAATGGAGTTGGCCTTTGGATCAGGATTCATTTGAAAGGTTTATTGTAAATAAGTATGGGAGTATGGTGAATGCAATAAATATAACACATCATTATGAGACAAATGAATTAAGAGCCACTTCTAATTCTGATTTATATTCGATTGGTGATGTTGTGTTGCCTGCCGGTATAGTTGCAAATTCCACTTTTCAATATGAATATACAGACATAACAAATGGTGTTGCTGGCCAGACACGCACATATACTTCGGCTGTTGCTGTTAGTGAGGTTACTGCATACGATTATGAAGTAAAACAAAATGAAAAGAATGCAGATATTGTTTTGCTTCGCAAGGGATTGCTTCAGGAATTTGTAGATACATTTGAAAGTCTTCTTGTTCAGAAAAGGTAGTCGTTGATATGTTAGAAGAAGGTAAAAATAGAGGTGCTGGTGACGTACTTGTTTCTAAATGCAATATTGTATCTTCAAGTGGAAAGCAGCTAAAAGACATTGCAGATAATAGTTGGAATGCAATTACTTATACAGAGAGTATGGGATTGATGACCGGAGATCCTCAGTTTATCTCTGGTGAAGTAGTGCTTAATGATCGAACAAATATTTTTAATGAGATGGTATTGGTGGGTGATGAAGTCGTTGAATTGCGATTTGAGACACCACAAAAAAAGCAAATTGATTTTGTTGGGAGAGTGTATAATGTTCGGCTTGTTCGACCAGATAATGATACAAAAATTATTCACTTGAATTTTTGTTCTGCTGAAAAAATTACTGCCGATCAGATAAAATTAAATCGGGCTTATCGAGAGGTTTTGTATTCAGATATTGCAGCAGATGTTTGGGTTCCATTAAAAGATATTGGAGGAAAGAAACTCTATTCAGAACCCACAAAGAACATGGGAAGTTTTATTGTAAATAACAAAAGCCCAATGGAAGTTTTTAATGAAATAACAAGGGTATCTCGTTCATCAGAGTATATGGGAGCGAATTATGTGTTCTTTGAACAGTCTGATGGATATTTTAAATTCACTTCAATAGAAAGTTTGGTTGATCCGACAAAAGTAAAGCCGACGATTACTTATACCATAAATGCTCCTTCTGGAAAAAAGAATGATCTTAGACAGTTGATTACGATTAAAAAGTGGAAAGTTATATCACTTCCAAATACAGTTTCAAATATTGAGAATGGGGTTTATGGTTCGACGTTGGTTAGTAATGATTTAATGAAGAGAAAGGTTGAGTATAATACTTTTAATTATGATGAAACCTATGGAGATTTCAAGTCTGTGAATTTTAATGAAGTTGCTGGATCTGGTCAAGGAAAAACAGCACTGATAAACAATAAGACATATAGTGAACGAAATAGTAGTTATGTTAAATATGTACCAAAGCATTATAGTTCGTTTGACACAGAGAGAAATTACAACGACGAACTGGCAGATTCCGCGTTAATAAGAAATTCACAGCTTCGACAAATCAATGCAATTCGATTGCAGATTATTGTACCGGGGGACAGTCAAAGACGTGTTGGGGAGATGATTAGACTTAATATTCCAACGGTTGAACCAAAAGAGGGTCGGCTTGATGAACTTATGTCTGGTAATTATTTAATTTCCAAGATTAAACATGTTATTTCATCAGAACAGAATGAATATAATACTGTAATGGAAATTGTGTCAGATTCGTTTGCAAACCCACTTCCACAGAAGGCGTAATATAAGATGGCAATACATCATAATTTAGAACAACAAGCTGGAGAATTTCATTGGTGGGAAGGTGTTGTGGAAGACAATCTTGATCCGACCGGCGCAGGCAGATGTAAGGTTCGTGTGATTGCACACAATTCTCCAATGAAATCAGATATATCTGTTACAGAACTTCCTTGGGCATATCCTGTCATGCCTTTGAATAATCCGCATGGAAAGGTAGTTGCATTGAAGCCAGGAACTCGTGTGACAGGATTTTATCGAGATGGTAGAATTGGACAAGATTTGGTAATGTTAGGGACGATTAATACTGGTTATGGAACAGTGACCGGCTATGATGAAGATGCTCCTGCTTTGGATGTAATTAGAATTGCAGATCCGATTCCAAGAGTTGGTGAAATTGGTTTTGTCGATGATCGAGCAATGGCAGGAACTCCAATACCAAATCAACCGCAAAAGACAAAAGTAATTTCGACAGATGATGGTGTATTGGTTCATCAAAATATATCAGATTATGGACCACTTCTTCCTAATGAAATTAATACATCAAGATTAACTCGCGGTGTTCTTAATGATACCATTACACAAGCACATATCGAGTCACAGGCAAATACTTTTGTGACAAAGGTGGACGAAACAAAGATAGCAGAACCGGCGACTCCATTTGGGGCATTGTATCCATACAATACAGTAGAAGAATCAGATAGTGGTCATTTGCGTGAAGTTGATGATACTCCCGGTTTTGAAAGAATCAAAGAGACGCATAGAACTGGAACTTTTTATGAGATACATCCTGATGGCAGTCGAGTTACTAAAATTGTTAATGATGATTTTTCTGTTACCATTGGTGATAGCGGTGTAAAAATCAGTGGAAACTGTGCAGTACATGTTGTGGGTCAGGCAGATTTTTATTGTGAAAGTGATATTCAAGTAAAGACTGATAAGAATGCAAATGTTTGGGTCAGTAAGGATGCTGTGGTTGATGTGGGGAATGACATAACAGCAATTGTTGATCGAGATTTGGTTGCTACAGTTAAAGAAGATGCATTTGTTGATGCGTCTGGAAACCTTGAGTTGACATCTGAAAAAGATATTGGAATATTTTGTGATGGATCAATGACATTTAAAGATGCAGCCACAGGAACAGTTTCGTTGAAGCGTTTGAAGCGGGATAAAAAATAGCTAAATATAGAAGGAGGAATATATTTTGGCGATATTCAAGAGATGGTCAGATTTCGATTTGGAGTTTATTCCTCATCCAAATACGGGAAACTTGAGTATGAAAGTGGACGACGCTGCAATTAGGCGTTCTCTGATACATCTGCTATTGACAAATCACTATGAGCGCCCATTTCACCCAGAGGTCGGTTCTAATTTGACTCGTCAGTTATTTGAACCGATGACATATTCGACAACATTAAGAATACGAGATTCCATTAGAGAAACAATAAATAACCATGAACCAAGAGTTCGATTAACTAACGTCTATGTGGAACCAAATGAAGATCAAAATGCGTATAATATCAAACTCACATATCGTATTGTCAATGAAGAAGTAGAGAGACAGACTATTTTCTTATTGGAGAGAACCAGATAAATGGAAGATTATACAACGTCAACGGGTAAATTGAAGATCACTGAACTTGATTTTGACGCAATCAAGTCTGCATTGAAATCATATCTTGAAGGTCAAGACGAATTTAAAGATTATGATTTTACGGGCTCTGCCATGAATATTCTTCTTGATGTTCTTGCATATAATACACATTACAATGGATTTTATGCAAACATGCTCGCAAGTGAAATGTTCATGGATAGTGCAACACTTCGGTCTTCTATTGTCTCTCTTGCAAAGCATCTTGGATATACCCCATCTTCAAGAAGAGGATCTTGTTCTTATGTCGATGTTACCTTTGAGGGTGCAACTTCTCCGATGGTCATACCCAAAAATGCAAAATTTACCACAAAGATTGGATCTGCCTCTCATACGTTTCTTGCAACAATTGCGCGCACTGCAAACAAAGATCCTATTAGTGGAAAGTACATAGCTCGAAATGTTGAAATTAAAGAAGGCGTTTATTTTACACAAACCTTTACTGTGAAAGGAACCCCAAACGAAATATTTGAGATCAGTAATGAAAATGTAGATACCACAAGCATATTGATTGGTGTGGCAGGCGAAGTGTATATGAAGGCAGATGATATTACAGAGCTTGATTCTAACTCAAAGGTATATTTTCTTCAGGAAGGAAATCAGAATCGGTATCAAATTTATTTTGGCGATGGTGTCGTTGGAAAAAAGCCAAATGTTGATGACCAGATTGATTTGTCGTATAATGTTTCTTTGTTGGGTTCCGGTGGGAATGGTGCAAAACAATTTTATTTGGCAGAATCAATTTCTGGTGATGTAACTTCAGTGACAATTGCACTCTCTGCTGGATACACAAGAAGTTCTGGTGGAGCAGATCGAGAATCCACATCTTCAATTCGCATACAGGCACCAAGACAGTATACAACACAAAAGCGCGCCGTTACCAAAAATGATTATAGAACAAGAATAATGAATGACTATAATCTGGTTGATTCTGTTCGTGTTTGGGGAGGAGAGGAAAATATTCCGCCGGAATATGGTAGTGTGTTCATTTGTGTTAAGCCAAGAACTGGATATGTTTTGTCTTTGGCAGAACAAAGAAAAATTGCTCAAGATATTTTGAAAAAACGAAATGTTGTGTCAATTACTCCCAGGTTTGTTGAGCCGGATTATTTGTTTGTCATTCCTATGGTAACATTTGCATATGATCCAAGAAAGACAACAAGAACGGCAGATCAAATTGCACTAATGGTTAAGTCCACAGTTATAAATTATAGTGCTACGGAACTTGATAAGTTTGATGAGTATTTTCGACATTCAGTGTTGTCGAGGCAGATTGATGACACCGAGCCAAGTATTACCAATAATAATACAGTTGTGTTAATGAAGAAGAGAATTAAGCCATTGCTTGTTTCATCTCGACCATATCGAATTCATTTTGATAATCCATTGCATAGACCACATAGCGGGCATACAAATATTCTTCGATCTTCGACATTTACATATCGCGGAGTTAAAAATTGTTCGATTATAGACCTTGATGGAAGATTAATGGTTTCAACATCTGGTGCAGTTGAAGAATCTGTGGCAAAGGCATATGGTCCTTCTGGTATTTCTTCTCCACCCATGAGTCATTATGTTATTAATTCAAATGTTGGAACAGTTAATTATGAAACTGGAGAATTGATAATGGATAATTTTGGTCCAACTAGAATTACAGATAAATCTGAATATATTTCGTTTATAGCAAAGCCAAGAATTAATGATATTATTTCCCGAGAAAATACAATTATTACAATTGATGATATTGATGTAATGGTAAGTTCTATTGATGATACAAATAGACTGAAAGAAAATAAAGTTCGTGGATATTAAGTCAAAGGGATGTAATATATTATGGGATTAATTAACAAAACCGCAAATGGGCATCATACGTCTCTTTTGGTGAGACAACATATCCCAAATTTTATATTAGATGAACACCCTAAATTTGTAACTTTTATTGAAAAGTATTATGAATTTATGGCAAACAATTCAATATTGTCCACTGCAAATTCAGATGTATATTATTATGGAGCAGATTCGGCAACGAGAATTCTGCCGGATATTCGAGACGCAGATTTAACTGATTTGGATCAATTTATTCGATCATTTCAGAAAGAGTATGCGTATACATTTCCTCAAAACTTATATGACACAACAAACAGATCCACTTTATTAAAAAACCTACTTCAATTCTATCAAGCTGTTGGAACTGAAGATTCGTTTAAGATGCTATTTCGTCTTCTGTTTGACGAAGACATTGAAATATATTATCCCAAAACAGATATGTTGATTGCCAGTGGTGGTCATTATCGACAGCAAGCAAGAATTCAGGTTAATTATGTTGAGAACTTAAATTCCATTGAAAATAAAAAAATTGTTGGTGCCAACTCTGGTGCATATGGTACTGTGGAACGAGTTGAAATTCTTCCAGTTGGTTCGGATACGTTTGTTACTGGAAAAATAGAAAATACTGGAGGTGTGTCGCATGTAAGTAGAATTGATGCGTTTGATCCTTCGGCAAATGTAAACATACATGACAGTTCAAAGCAATTGGAACACGGTAGGCATGTTGCATTTGTTTATATGTCTGATTATTTTGGTGAATTTGAATTTTTTGAAGATGTCTATTATTCTGATGGTGATTCTGCCAACACAACAGTTGCTTCAAATACAACAGTTTTGCCTCTAATGAAGAGGATGATTTGGTTTGAAAATTTTTCAAATTATGATACAGCAAATTCTATTGTTTCTCCGTATGATGGAAGAATGAGATATAGGTCAACTAGCACAAATCCACCTTGGGGAACTGCAAATGTTATTGGTGATTATTATGGAATAGCAAATACAAAACATGTAGGAGATTATATCCACATTGCGAATACTGGAATGTGGCATACGACTGGTGGTGGAACTGGTCAGATTGGTTTGGTAAATACTGTTTCGGACACATCAAATGAAGTAACTCTTCGTGTTTTGCAAATAGGAAATAATTATACACCGGGAACTGGTACAGCCAATGGTGATCTTCGTCAATTTGTGTATGGAAGAATGATTGGTATTGGTGGAAATGATCGCCTATACAGAATGACCGTCCGCGCAAGAGATATGGGAGGAAACTCAGCGTCTTCTGTGGCGGCTGGAAATCGGTTTTCAGCAGGAATTGCTGCATTACGACATGATACGAGTATTATTGGGGGGTTAGCCGGAAGAAGTGTCATTAATGCGACAACCTCTCAAAGTTGGGATTCTCCTTTTTGGTTTGTTAGTCATCGACAGTCTCTTGATGATAAGTTTTATACATACAGTGGATATTTTAAAGGAAGAGAATCATCATTGACAGATACAGAAGTTCCGTATCTTGAAAAAAATTATGGAAGTGGTGGAAGAAACGATCTTCCAAGTGGAACCAGAAATTACAATTCTGCACAAAGAGCAGTCGATGGGGATGTTTTTCTTCCATATAACACAACGTATATTTCTCCGACATTCAAAGTCAACGAACCAGCAAATGGTGCTTCTTATTCTCAAGGAATAACACAGATTGATTATATTTCACTTGACGAATTGACTGCAATGCAAAAACAGCAAATTGGTGCTGGTAGTTATACGAGTGAGTCTAGTTTGCTTTCAGGTTCTTCGTATTTGTATGATGGAAACTATCGACAATATTATGCATATGACATTCGATCTAAACAATCCCTTAAAAATTATTCTACAGTTGTTCGGGAAACAGTGCATCCAGCAGGAATGAAAATGTTTGGAACGACAATATCAGAATCAAATATTGATGATATTGGGCTATCGACGGTTTGGGATAATCAATCTGATGAATCATTTGCACCGATAGTAGAAGGATCATATAAAATGCCTCCTGTGGTAGATCCAACTCCGGGTACATTTTTCCCAGATCAATTGGATTCTCTTGTTGGTTGGTGGAAGGCAGATAGTATTGGTCCTTCTAATATTCAATATAGAAGATGGACAGCCAATGTTTCTTCCAATGGAATATACGGAGCCACTATAAATAGATTGCCTTCCGGTATCAGTGATGGTTTGTCTCGATTTGAGCCGAGCGCAACCCTTAATTATAATGTGGGAAATTTATTATCTGGCTATGGACTGGTGGCTACAGTGAATTCTGGTAGTTCTCCGTTGGGCGGAACTCAGGTTTTAAGAGTTACGGATGAGCATACCAATGCTTCGCCACACATAACATTCTTTGGTTCAAATAATATTATTGCCAATTCAATACAAACCAATCAAGTTTATTATGATGATCATTTCAATATTGTAATTGAACCGAATAAGAAATGGCTGTTCAGTGCATTTGCAAAGTCCAGCAATACGACTTCAGACGAGGCTACTAATTTTGGTGTAAGAGCAGACTTCATAGTTTCCAATAGTACAGGGTATGAAGTTACTGCAAATGGAACCAACAGTGCATCGTTTTCGTCAAATACATGGCAGCGCGTCGGTTCTATGATTGACATGAGTACATCTCCTGCAACAAGAGTTGCATTGAGATTGACACTTCCAAATAGAACATCATATTCTTCTGCAACAGGAAATACATATGTTGATTTTAATGATTTGATGTTGGAGGAATATAACACATCGAATCATGGTGCAGCCGCACCGTATACACCATCGTCATATGTGGCTCCTG